ATTAAAACATATAGGTATAACCATTCCATGTTTTATAGAATTTAATCTATTTTTACCATAGAATATTTCGTGCAAATGTTGTTTTCTCATACCACACACAAAACAATGAGATAGATCATTAGTTATTATACTTGTTCTACTTCTTTCTAACTTTGCTAATTTATTACTTTTATTTTTCATATTTTGTACTCTACTTGTACTCTGGAATATATAGAACATATGTAATTTTGGAGTACAAGATAGAAAAAATGCCCTTAAAATAGGGCATTTGTTTTTTAAATGGAGCGGATGATGAGAATTACTTATGTTTGTTTTATCCCTATTTTATTGATATTTTATAATTTTGTACTCCGAAATGTACTCTATAATCTAATAATATTTATCAGTAGAGTTTGCCATCTCCCTTCTTTTACTATCTATTATATCAGCATAATTTTTAGTTGTAGTAATAATGTTAGTATGTCTTAATGCTTTTGATACTTCATAAATACTTTTACCTTCATTTAACATATTTGTAGCAAATGTATGCCTTAAATTATACATTTTTATTTTTGGTATATTTGCTTTCTCTATAAAGTAATAAAAATGACTTCTTAATATACTATCACTATATGGTTTATTTGTAGCAGGATTTAATAATATAAATGAATCATTTGTTGTATATATACCACATTCTTTTTCTAAATATTCTCTATAGCTATTAATTTCACTAATAAACTTATCAGTAATAGGTAGTATTGAATCTGATTGAATTGTTTTTGTCTCTTTAATAGGATTATCAGATTTAGGATCATAGTTTATTGAATGTTTTATTTCTATATATTTATAAATAGAATTTATATTTTTATATTTTAATGCTCTTGTTTCACCAATTCTATCTCCTAATGCTAGACCTATTATTGTTAAAATCTTAATTGTTCTTGCTTTTTTTATTTCATTTTCATTACCATTTTTAATATAATAATCAAGTGTTTCCACAAATTTGTTTATATGTTCAGGTAACCAATATTCTATTTTATTTTTTTCAACTCTATATGGTTTTATTAATTTAGCATAATTAACTAAAACATATTCTTCATCTATACACCAATTAATAAAAGCTTTAAGTTGTTGTAATAATTCGTTTTTTTCTTTTAATGAAATATTTAAAGATTCTAAAAAATTAATATAATCATTTTTTTTCAGTTTTGATAGTCTATAATTATCAAAATATTTACTAAAATAATTCTTATAAAATTCTCTTTTCTTTTTTAATGTTTTATAAGCCAATTTTCGAATATATTCACAGTCGTACATATATTTCTTCCATAATTCACTAAATAAGTCAATATGGGCTATTTTATTAGCTTTTAGTTGTTTTAATTTATCATTATCTCTTAACTTTTTTGCAATATCTATATCATATATTTTTTTACCATCTATTTCAGATATCGTGGTTTTAGGATTTGATATTGTTACAATATAGTTTTTGTTTTTTATGTTCTGATAAACATTTTCGTATCGAGTTTTACGATATCTTTTTTTATCCATAATTATACCTCCAATTCTTTACTTTTTTTTTTAATTATGTTAGAATTAGAGCATAGAAAGTCCTAAATTCTTTTGATCGAGGTTTTTTGATTTTCTATAGGGCTTTATGCTCTAATACTACTTGTTCCAGCAAGTAGTGTTTTTATTTTTTATTTACAGTGTTGTAAAACCCATAACATAATAATAATAAATTAAAAACTAATAACCAAATATTATCAAATTGTAATTTTCCTGTACCTAGCATTGCAAAATCTATTAGTATTCCCACAATATATGTTAAATATATTATAGGAGTTAATTTTTCTTTCATATTTTATTCTCCAAACTTTTCTCTATAAAATTAATATATTTATCTGCATCATCCTCATAATCATTTATTTTAAATGCTAACAAATCTTTATCATTTTGTCCTATCTGATTTAATTCTAGATGAGCAATTTCATGAATTAACGTATTACCTTTTATATAATAAGAAAGATTCTTGTTAATTATAATATTATTTATTCCTTTATAATTAAATACGAAGCCATGTATATATTTAGGTAATATTTTTTCGCTAATATTAGCATTATAATTATTTAATAATTCTTCTTGTGTTATTGTATTATTTAATAAATCTACTATCATAACTAATCTTCCCCTAATTCCTTATCTATTTCTTTTTTTCTTTGTTCTATTATTGCATTTATTATATTCCAATCACTTTCTGTTAATATATCCTTATTTTTACTAAATAATAACTCATTTTGTGATTGAATGTTATTTTCATTATTATAATATTTAAGAAAATCATATAGTTTATCTATTTCTTTGTTACTTTTATAATTGATATTATCATATTGTTCCTCAAGTTCATCATATAATTGTTTTCCTATTGCCGAATCTGAAAATTTAAATCCAGAATTTTTAAGTTTTTTAAATTCTTCACTACATAAATCAAGCGCTTGATCAATATTAATATTATTATCTATTAAATCAATATTTATTTTCTTTAAATTATTTATTACTTTTTTTAATTTAGTATAATTATCAATTTCTTGATAGATAACTTCAGGATCTTTATTTAATGCATGACAAATATCTTCAAAGACATCATTTTTCATTCTAGCCAAATTATTTTCATATTTGAAAATGGCTTGTCTTGAAACCGGTTTATTCATTTTCTTTGTAACATCTTCTAAACTTAATTTTTCTTCTAATCTATAGTATTGAATAATCATACCAGCTATTTCATTAAAAATTGAATCAATATTATTTGAACTCATATTTCCCCTCCTCTTATTAATTATTTTATAACATTATTTACAAAAAATCAATAATTTTGTTAATTTTTTAGTTGACAATATAATTTATGTGTGTTATTCTTAAAATGTAAACGAAATAGTTTACAAAATAGATAGGAGGAATTATATGAAGAAAAGCAAGCACACATATATATATCCTAAACTTCGTGGTATAAGGTATGAAAAAGGATATACAATGCAAAATATGGCGGATGAATTAAATATATCGAAAAATTGCTATTTTAAAAAAGAAAATGGATATACTGATTTTTATCTTGATGAAGTAAAAAAAATATTGGATTTGTTTAATTGTAAGTTTGAAGATATTTTTTTTGAAAGAACTGTCAACCGAAAAGTAAACAAATGAAACCTCGATCAAAAGAAAGGAGAAACTTATGTATGGAGCAAAAGATATTTCTAAATTAACTGGTAGAAGTATTGCTAGTGCTTATGAATTTATAAAAAAATTACAAGAACAATTCAAAAAAGAAGATAGCACTAGAATTGTAATCAATGGAAAAATACCAATTTATTACTTCAATAAAGTTGTTTTAGGAATTGATAGTGTAGAATCACAAATAAAAAAAGTTCCTATTAAATAATAGAAACTTATCAAATTGTATGACATCTTAATTATATCAAAAAATCAAACAAAAGTCAAAGAAGGGAGAAAAATAATGAAAGACTATTTTAAAAAAGAATATACAGAAAAGGAATATGTAGATCATATTAATAATCTAGGAACATTACTTTTAATTGCAACTCTTTGGATAGTATTATGGACTATTTTATAAGAGGTGCAATATGAAATCAAACATTAACAGTTTCACATTTTATTTTGATTATTACAATTTAATAGATACATTACCCGTAAATGATAAACAAATACTTTTAGTAGCAATAACTGATTATGTTTTTAAAGATATAGAGCCTAATTTAGAAGGACATAATCAAGCAATATTTAATACATTAAAAGCACAATTAAATGTATCTAAAAATAAATCAAAAAACGCTCGAAAAGAAAAACAAAAAGAAATCAAACAAAAATCAAATGAAAATCAAATCGAAATCAAACAAGATAACAAAACAAGTATTTTAAGTTTTATATTTAATAATTTTATATTTATACAAAATAGGGGATTGTTAAGGGGGAAGATTGAAGAATGGATAAATTACAAAGAAGAAAAGAAAGAACCATACAATGCTTATAGTTTAAAAGCATTACTAAATCGAATAGAACAAAAAGTAAAAGAGTATGGAGAAGAATATGTAATAAATGCAATCGATAATAGTATGTCAAACGGGTATAGTGGAATTATTTACAAGAGTATAGAAAAAGAGGAAGCTACACCAAGTTGGTTTAAAAAAGAAATAAAAAAAGAAGTATTATCAGAAAATGAAAAAAAAGAAATGGAAAAAATAATGGAGGATTATAAATGACTGATAAAGAATATATAGCATATGCTAAGCAATTAATCGAAAAACTTAAAGCAAGAAATATGGTTCTTGAATCTGATACAAACTTGATGGAAAAGAAACTAAAAGAAAATAAAGTACGTTTTAAAGAGTATGAAAAAATAATTGAAGAATTAAAAAGAGAAAATATTAATTTAAAAAGAAAGATAGGAGAGTAGAAAATTATGATAAAAAAACCAAATGAGATAGTATCTCAAAAGAAAAAAATTAGAATGTTATTAGCAGGATTTCCAGGAATTGGAAAAACAACTTTAGCTTTATCTTCACCTAAACCACTTTTAATTGACTGTGATAGGGGAATAGATAGAGTTAGTGCTAAAAATAGAAAGGATTACACACAACCACTTAGTTATGAAGAACTATTAAGTGATTTAAAAAGTGATTTAAGTGATTATGAAACATTAGTATTTGATACTGGTGGAAAACTTTTAGATTTAATGAAGGGTTATGTTATTAAGCAAGATAGTAAAAATGCAAAAAAAGATGGAACTTTATCACTTCAAGGATATGGAGCAGTTGGTAGAGAATTTCAAAGATTAATGGATTTTGCTTACTATGAATTAAATAAAAATGTAGTAATTATATTTCATGCTAAAGAAGACAAAGATGGTGAAGCAACCAAATTAAGAATTTTAGTCGAGGGATCTACAAAAGATAATGTATGGCAACCAATGGATATTGGTGGATTTATGGAAGTATACAATGGCAAAAGAACAATTGGATTCGATAATTGTGAAAGATATTTTGCTAAAGGAACTCACGGTGTTAAAGGAATTATGAATATTCCTGACTTAGATGATGAAAGTATAGCAAACGATTTCTTAACAAAACTATTTGAAAAAGTAAACGATGATATTCAAAAAGAACAAGAATATTATAATAGTCAAAAAGAAGAATATCAAAAAGTTATGGATGAATATTTACCTAAAATTGAAAAAATGGTTGTAAAAAATGTTAGTGAAGTTATTGAAGATATGAAATCAATACCAGATATATTAACTGCTAGACAGGAATTAAAACATAAATTTAAAGCAAAAATTGATGAATTAAATATGGCTTGGGATAGTGAAAAAAAAGAGTATGTAGTAAAAGAAGAGGTTAAAGATGAAAAAATATCTGATAACGGCAAGTCTTCTAAATAGTTGGCATTATGCAATAAGTCCAAATAATGAATATGGTAATTTAGATGATTTTATTAAAACTTTAAAAAAAGAAGCATTTGAAACTACTGAAGCAATTCAAAATGGATTTGATTTTGAAAAATATATGACCGAAAACTACGTGCCTACAATGGGTGGTAGTTTTCAGGTCAAACTATCTAAGAATATTGAAACTAAGACTGGTAATTATGTTCTCTATGGAATATTAGATTGTCTTAAAGCAGGAGTAATAACAGATTTTAAATATAAAGGAAGTTATGCAGTTGGTAGTTTTCAAGATTCATATCAACATCCTATGTATTTTGAATTATGTCCTAATGCCGATTTATTTGATTATACAATCACAAATAATTATAAAAAAGGCAAAGAATTAGATGAAATAAATATATTTCATGAATTATATAGAAGAGATGAAATTAAAATGAATCTTTATGATGAAATTGATATGTTTATAAATTGGCTTAAAGCACATGATAATTTTTATGAAGTTTATTGTAAATATTGGGAAAGCAAATATTAATAGAAAAGAGGTAAAAAAGAATGAAGAAAAGATTGTCTAAAGGGGAAAAAAAACTTCAAAAAAATACTTTAAAAGAAAGAAAAAAAATATTAAAAGAATATGAAAAAGCAACTAAAAAACCATTCTTTAGATCAGAAGAAAAGGAAATAATTAAATATATAGCAGTTAGCTTTATCGTTGGTATGTATGTAATAAATATTTTGGAATTATTAACAAATGCACCATTTATGAGAGAAGCAATGTTAATAGAAAACATATTATTACCATTTGTTATTGGATTAGTAGTAGCAGTTGCAATATTTTTTGAAAGAAGGTTTTTCTAATGATGATTGAACAAGCAATGAATGAAAAAACTAAAAAAATATATAAAGATATTAATGTGATAGCATTTGAACATCAAAAGGAAAGTCAATATATTCTTATGTATGAAGATTGTCAAGAAATTATTAAAATGATGGATAACCTTGAAAGAATGCTAAGAGATAACTATGATGCATTTAATCCTAATTCATATGAAGAATTTGGAGAAGATGAAGATTTAGAAGATGATGAGTAATGTATGAAAACGATAAATTAGTCAATAAAGATCATGTAGCAACACCTCGATATGTAGTCGAAGATATATATAATTTAATTAACATCGAATCATTTAAGAATATATGGTTTCCATTTAATAATTATGATAGTGAATTTAAATTAAAAGCTGATGAGTTAAAACTTAAATATAAAGCTACTCATATATTTGATGATTTAGGAAATGACTTTTTTAATACAGAGCCACCTAAAGAATGTGAATTATTAATAAGTAATCCGCCATTTAGTCAACAGAATGAAATTATAAAAAGAACATTTGAACTAATTGACAATGAAAAAATCAAATCGTTTTGTCTATTATTACCATTATCTACACTAGAAACACCTATTAGGGCGGAAATGTATGAAAAATATGTATCTAAACTATCAATATTGATTTTTAAAAAGAGAATTAAGTTTATAGGAAAATCTACAAGTTTTAATAAAGGGTGTTGTTGGATATGCTATAACATTCCATCATTAACTCAAAGAATATATTGGATATAGGGAGTATATTATGGAAACAATAACAGGAAATATTTATTACATTACTACAAAACTAATGAATCTATCTAAAGAAGATAAACAAAAAATATTTGATTTATCAGAACATAAAGAAAAAAGAAGTTTAAGTCAAAATAGTTATTCATGGGTTTTAATCAATGAAATAGCTAATAAAACAAATTTATCAAAAGAAGAAGTACATTTGAATATGCTTAAACATTATTCTCAAGTTTCAAAAATAATGTTAAGAGCTGATATTGATATTAAAGGATTCATACCTTATTACGAATTAGAAGGTTATGCAGATATTAAAGGTATTAAATATGCAGCTTATAAGATATTTAAACCATCACATGAAATGAATAGTTATGAAATGAGTGTTTACTTAAATGGAATAATTAATGAATGTGAAAATCTAGGTATTCCAACACTTACTGATGATGCAATAAAAGAGATGAAGTTAGTATGATGTATGCATTATATCATGGAGACACTTTTATAGATTTAGGAACTAAAGAATACTTAGCAAAGTTATTGAAAGTAAAGATTAAAACAATTGAATTCTATGCGAGTCCAACTTATAGAAAAAGAACAGGGGATAGAGGTTATTTGGTAATTAAAATTGAGGAGGATTAAAAATGATTTATGACATTATAGATTTAACTAATTGGAAAAAGAAACCACAGATTTTAAGAGAATTAAGAAATGCTGGTGTTGTAATGACTGAAAGAAAATTCAGAAAATTAGTTGAAGTTAATAATAAAGGTTTTAAAGAACATATACAAGGAGTTAAGTTTATAGCACATTCTAATAGTCTAGGATATATAGCAACTACTGATGAAGAAGTAATTAAATCTAGTATAGAAGACAATAAAAAACGTGCTTTAACTCAATTAAAAATAGTTAGTGATACTTATAGAGCCTTAGGCGAAAATGTTAATTTTAACTTAGAAATGGAGTAATTATGAAAAAAGATTTATTAAAAATAGTAAACCATTATGGAATATTACCACAACTTAAATATATACATAGTGAATATTTTGAATTAGATGAAGCAATAATCACAGCTGAAAGCTTAAGATTTGAAGGTAAACATAGTGGAATACCTGAATATGCGAAAGAACATATAGCTGAAGAAATAGCAGATTGCTATGTAATGTTAGAACAAATAAGACACTTTTATGATATTGGAGATAGAGAAGTGTTAAATGTAATGAAATATAAAATAGAAAGACAATTAGAAAGGATTGATTTAGATGGCAAAAAATGAGATTACTATTAGTTTAACTGAATATAAAGAATTATTATTAAAAACGAGGGAAAATGTAACACCTATTGAAAAAATATTATTAGAAAGAATTGTTGATTACATTAAAGAAAAAGTTACATGGGAAAAAGATTATTATGATAAATATAAAATTGGTTTTAAAAACTTTAGTGAAAATGAATTAATTAATTTAATTAAGTATGTAGATCCAATAACATATCAAGATATTTATAAATATGCAAGTGATGAAGCATACAAAAAGCAATGTAATGACTTGAAAATGGAACGATTAAGAGCATTAAAAGAAATTAAGGAGGAATTAAATAATGAATAATGTAAGTTTAATAGGAAGAATAACTAAGGATGTAGAATTAAGAACTACTGAAAGTGGTATTGCGGCTGTAAGCATGTTCATAGCAATAGATAATGGAAAAGACAAAGAAGGTAATGATAGACCTGCAGACTTTCCAAAGATATATGTTTATGAAAAACAAGCTGAAAATGTTAACAAATATTGTCATAAGGGTAGTTTGGTAGGAGTAACTGGAAGAATTAAAACAAGAAGTTGGGATAAAGAAGATGGAACAAAAGGTTATGAAACATATGTAGTAGCAAATAGAGTGCAATTCCTAGATACTAAGCAAAGTAATTCGGTTCCAATTCCTGAACCTGAATATACAACAAATGCAGATGAAAAGAACGAAGTAGATGATCCATATGCAGCTATGGGTGATGAAGTAAAGTTATCTGAAGAAGATTTACCATTTGATTTTCAATAATTAATATAAAAACGACTAAATTTTTCATAAAGATACATATTCCAATTATTATTCTTGAGTGCGAGTTTGTGGTCGTGAGTTTGGCACTATTTATTTTGGAGGAAATATGGATACAAGGGAAAAGTTAAACTATAGATATTACGAACATTTTATGGAGTTTTGGTTACCAATATATAGGAAACAAGTTCAGAATGCAAAATATGAAAATGATAAGCAAGAATTAATCAATATTTATAACAATATAGATAAACATTGGAGCTTACAGGAATATAAGGAAATTATATTTGAAGAATTAGGGATAAGTCATATAGTTCCAGATATAGATAGTAATATAATTAGCACTTATTTTAAACATAAAAGGAAGAAGGAAAGATTATATGAATATACCAACGAGAATTAATATTTATTTAAGAAGAAATTATGAAATTGAATATACAGGATCATTTACATTAATAATCCATAATAAGATAAGAGTTAGCGAATTAGCTAAGATAAGGGAATTTTTATGCAATAATGGAGTTTATTGTAAAAATATTATAGTAAATGCGAGGTAGTTATGAGAGTAATACTGATTATAGCTTTAATGCTAGAACAAATTAATAAATTATATGATGGAAAGGTAAGGGTATTAAAGAAATAAAAAAAGATAGACTACTAATCTATCTTAATTGCAAAACAACCATTTATCCATTTTTCAATATATCCATAGTAGTTTAATTCATCAAGAATTTCTTCTATTTCATCATCTGAATAATTGAATTTGGCAAAAAAAACATCTTTGAAAAATGCATTACAACCTTTATTCATGCCTTGTTTTAATCGCTCTTGATATTCTTCATACATTTTAACAAAAACTAGTTTAGTTTTATCACTCATAATTTGTCTCCTTTCTTTATAGTTTTTTCCCTCTTACACATTTAATATTATACTACAAAAGCTTAAAAACTCCAAATTTACTAAAAAATAGAAAGTGAAGTGAATTGATTATGAAAATAACAATGTATGAATTATTAGGAATGGTTAAAGATGGTAAAGCACCAAATAAGATAAAATACAATGATTATATTTATACTGTGAAAGGAAATGCAATAGAGTGTTTTGTTGATTATTGCAGTGAAGAAGATGAGTGGTGTTTTAATCATTATGTAAGATATGAAAACTTAAATGACACAGTAGAAATCCTAGAAGAAGAAAAGAAAATACCTGAAAAATTAGATGGTTTTAGATTTAAAAAAGAAACTGATGATTTAACTGATGAAGAGTGTGAAGTTGAAAATTATTTAAGTGATGTAACTGATAAAATTAATGAAATAATAGATTATCTTAAAAGCAAAGGAGATGAATAAGAGATGTTTGGTAAAAAAGAATTAGAAAATAGAATAAAAGAACTTGAGGAAGAAAATCAAAATTTAAAACGAGAAAATCAAAAATTAAGTGAAAGTTATGGAAAATCAGTATCAAAACAATATTTAGAAAGAATAGATACATTAAATAATAAAATAGAAGAATTAAATAATGATAAAAATCGTTTTAAAGAAGAAAGAGATAATGCTATAAAAGAAAAAGAAAATATCACAACTGAAATGTTAGAATTAAAAAGAAGATATGAGTTAACAAATGAAAATTGGAATAATCAAAATCAAGTAATGGAAAATATGCAAACTCAAATGAATGTAAGTCACAAAGTAAATGAAGAATTAAGAGAGAAAATAGAAAAGTTACAAAAAGAAATAAAAGAAAAAGATATAGAAATAGAAGCATATAAAAATGCAATTCAAAATATATCAGTTAATTTTAATGGAACAATTAAAAGCACATCAAAGAAAGTAAGCAAAAGCAAAGGAGAATAAGTATGAATAAATTATTTGATGATAGTATTTACATTGATAAAAGCATTATTACTCCTTATGATAAGAAAAAATGGAAAACTAAATTTCAAGAATATTGTGATAGTGATGAGATAAGAAAAGAAAGTGATGAAAATGGTTTAAATGCTTGTGGATATTATTATGCTTGTGATTTATGTGATGGAAGTGATTTGCCTTGTGCTTGTGCTAACGCAACTATTCAATATTTAAAAGAAAAAGGTGTTGAAATAGATTTTAAAAACATTTCAAAAGAATATTTAGATAAAATTTTAAGATATGAAGATTTAGAAAGCAAAGGTGAGGAATAATGGACTATATTTTATTATTTAGTTTTATGTTAATTTTATTAATAAATATATTTATGATAATTTGGCTTTATCAATTAGATAAGAAGATAATAGAAATAGAACAACATTTAAGAGAAATTTATAAGAATATAAGGTAGGTGAATAATAATGTTAAAGATAAAAGATAAATGTTTATTTATAATAACAATTTGTGTTTCATTAATGACATTTTGTTTATTACTTATGACATTAGATATAAATACACAAATAAGAAGATTTTTATATGAATATGAATACACAAACAATGTTAAATGTGAAATTGAATATAGAAAAGGTTGGGTATGCCATAATTTAGTAGAAAAGGTAGATGAGTAATAATGAGTGCGAGAGAGATGTTTGAAAAATTAGGATTTTATGAAGATAAAAACCATTTCTCAATAAATGCGATAATTGTTTATAGAAATGAAAAATATGAATATAGTTTATATTTTGATTATGATAAGACAATAGATATTGAATGTGTTGTATCGTTAGAATTATTACAAGCAATAAATAAACAAGTAGAGGAGTTAGGTTGGAATGAAAGATGAAATAAAAGAAATATTAGATAAATTAAAAGATTGTGTTAATAATCCAATAGATATAGAAGTTGACCAATTTACTCAAGAAGCATACCATATTCCAAATTACTTTTGTTTAGACGCAACTACCAATGAATGCAAATTATTATTAGATTACATAACTAATTTACAAGAAAAATTAAATAGAATTGATAAATTAATAAATACTGATTATGGTTGGGTAAGTTATTATTATAAATACAATAATAGGTATCTTAAAAGTGAAATAAAAGAAGATATAAATAATATATTAGAAGGTGATAAAGATGAATAAAATAGATTATATACATAAAGATACTAGAACATTACCAGATACAATAACAGGAGAAATACGAACTACAACTAGATGGCAAGCCCCAATAATAGAAGAATATGAAAAAGAAATAGATAATTTACAACAACATTGTTTAAATCAAAAAAGAGTTATAAAAGAAAAAGACAAAGAAATAGAAAGATTATATAGTGTAATTAGTGATGATGAAGAAAACTTAAAATTATTACAAGAAGAAAATGAAAGATTAAAAACAAGAAATAAAATACTAGCAGAAGATATAACAAAAGATAGAATAAATTGTGAAGTGATACAAACAGTATGTGGAATACCAATAGAAGAAATACTTGAATTAAAACTTTACAAATCAAGAAATGAAAAAGAAATAGAAAGATTAAATAATATAATAAACGAATTAGAAAAATGGATTAAAGAAGATAAAGAATATGCTATGAATAATTTTGAATGTGGTAGATGTTTTAATATGTTTGATATTATAAATAAATTAAAAGAATTGAAAGATAAATAGGAGGATCATATGACTGAAAAAGAGTTAAAAAGGTTCTATTATCTAAAGAAAGAAATAGAAGAAATAGACAAAAAAATAACTGAGATAGAAGAAACAGGTGGAGTATCTGGAATCAGATATAAAGAAGTAGATGTAATGTCAACACCATTGAATAAAAGCATATTAGATAAATTAGACAACTTAATAGATCAATGGAAAGAAAGAAGGTTATCAGCTATAGAAGAATATCTTAAAATAGAAAGATATATAAACAGCATAGAAGATTTGGAAATAAGACAAATAATGCGATATAGATATTTAGATTTAAAAAAATGGGAAGAAATATCTAAATTAGTTCATATGGATAGAACAACTATCTATAGAAAATTGAAAGATATAGAAAGTTGCAACACAATGCAACATTAGGGTATGCTAAAATATGTATGATGGATAATTCGCAAGAAAAGTCCACGAACCTATCTAGGCTGTAAGATATAATAATACTAAGGCTAATTCTTTCATTATTGTGCCTCCTTTCACTTACAGCCTAATATTTTCTAGATAGCACTGAGTAGATAAAAGAGTATCAATGAGGATTGAGAAACGGAATATTGTAATAACTAGATACCTCTAGTAGTAAAAGGTTTTATTAGTCGACTAATAAGTGAAACCATAAAAGGTCTTGCATCGGATAACCACCAAACTAATTCCTATTTATCTATTCAATGGTGTCTAGAAATGTTTATTTAGTTTTAGCCATTATGGCACTGAAACCTAGCAGGACTAGATAACTAGGATACATTACAAGACACATTATAGACTTATTAACTCTTATGAGTAATAGGCAAAGAACGAAAAAATCGATCTTTTTTATTGCCAGTTGGTGAAATGGTAACACATCAGACTTTGACTCTGGCATTCTAGAGGTTCGAATCCTTTACTGGCAGCCAAATAGAAAGAAGGATCAAGTATGTATAGATTATATGATTATGATGTTCATTCATTAATAGATGAAAGTATGGATGAAGGAGATATCATAAATACAATAAGTGTATTTATGGAACTACCAACAAGTCAAAGATTTTTAATTATACATGATGATGAAGTAACTAATACTCCAGATATCAGAACAATTAAAAATGTAAGGGATTATTACAATTACATATTAGAATACAACGAAAAGCTAAAGCAAAAATCATGTATGGAACTAAAAAGGGAAATACTTGATATAAATAAGAGAAACAAAACTCGTAAAAAATAGGAAGGTGATAATATGCCAAGAGGAGTAAAAACTCCTACTAAGAAAAAAGTAGAAGTTATTAAAAGTTATGTTCAAACTGATTCATTTAATGCTACATCCAAAGAAACGGGAGTAAATGATCATACTGTAAAAAAAATAGTAGAAGAAAACGCGGATTTATACGAACAAGAAAAGAAACATTTTATAGAAACTACTACTAGATTAATAAATAAAGCATTAAATAAGTTAGATGAAGGATTAGATAGAGATAACATACCAATTAATAACATATCAACTGCTATAGGAACATTATATGATAAGAGAGCATTGGCAAAAGGAGAATCAACAAACAATGATACTATAGTAGTAACCATGTCAGATAATTTAAAGGAACTTAGCAAATGACATTAGATATTGGAGAATTATATCCTAAACAAATAGAGTTTTGTAAAGCAACAAATAAATATATCTGTTATGGTGGAAGTCGTGGTGGTGGTAAAAGCCATGTATCACGAATTAAAATGTGTTTACTAGCACTAAATTATCCTGGTATTCAAATACTATTATTAAGAAGAACATTAAAGGAATTAAGAGAAAACCATGTTTTGCAATTACAAAAGTTATTAAAAGGTATAGCACACTATAAAGATGCAACAAAAGAATTCTTATTTCCTAATGGGTCTAGAATAGTATTAGGATATTGTGATGCAGAAAAGGATGTATTAAATTATCAAGGACAAGCGTATGAAGTAATTACATTAGAAGAAGCTACAATGTTTACTGAATTTCAATTTCAAGCATTAACTGAATCTAATCGTATGAGTGGCAATATGAAAGATGATTTTGTTCCAAGAATGTATTTTACATGTAATCCAGGAGGTGTTGGTCATCAATGGGTAAAAAGATTATTCATTGATAAAGATTATAGAGGGAAGGAAAACCCTAATGATTATATATTCATACCTAGTTTAGTATTTGAAAACAAATATATAATGGAGCACGATCCAAACTATGTAAGAGTATTAGAAAACCTACCAGAAGATAGAAAACAAGCAATGTTATATGGAAATTGGGATATATTTGATGGACAATTCTTTCCGGAGTTTGATAGAAAACTACATGTAATTGAACCATTTGATATACCAAGTTATTGGAACAGATATATAGCACTAGACTATGGTCTAGATATGTTTGCTGTTCTATTTGTGGCAGTAGATACCAAAGGAAAAGCATATGTTTATAATGAGATTCATAAAAGTGATTTAATTGTAAGTGAAGCCTTACAAGTATTAAAGAGTTATATGAGAAAAGAAAAATTTCAAGAAATATATGCACCACCTGATTTATGGAATAGAAATAGAGATACTGGAATAAGTACAGCAGAAAAATTTCAACAAGGTGGTATATCCTTTACTAAAGCTGGTAATGATAGAGAATCTGGATGGCTAGCAGTAAAAGAGTGGTTAAAGAAACGAAAAGTAAGACATGAACAAACAGGAGAATTAGTAGAAGATACTAATCTTTTTATATTTAATAACTGTCTTAACTTAATAAGATGTATACCACAATTACAACATGATGATAAAAATCCTAATGATGTATCAACAGAACCACATGAAATAACACATATTACAGATGCATTAAGATATTTCTGTGTAAGTAGAACAAATCCTACTAAAAAAATAGTAAATAAAGAATTAAGTTTTGATACATTCTTCGAAGAAGAAGTAAATAGAGATTATGGAGAGGAGATAGTAGTAATATGAAAAAGGCTATGTTAAGAAAATTAAGAGCAATGAGTGAAGAATTTTTAGGTAAAGAAGAAACTGATAAACTAATCAAAGAGACAGTTGATGAAGTTTTAGAAGAAACTAAGCCAAAAAGAAAAGAAACATTAAAAGATAAAAAGAAAAAGGTGAAATAATGGAACTAGTATATTTAAGTATATTATCAGCACTATCAATTGTGTTGATTTTTTTATCTTTCATAGTTGGATTACATTATGGAAGTAAGGTAAAGAAAGAAGAAATAATTGAAATACCCAATCCTGTTAAAGTTGTTAAACAAAGTATTAATAATGCTAAAGAAGTAAAGAAAGCAGATTTAGAACAGCAAATAGAAGAAATAAATCTTGCTAATATTGATTCTTATGATGGAACAGGATTAGGACAAAAAGAATTTCCAAAATAGGAGGTAAGATATGAATTTAGAAGAATTAGAAGCAACACCAACATGGGAATTATATGAAAAACATGTTAAATTCATGCAACAAAGACATATATATTCTGATAGTGATTTAAATTATCGTATGTATAATGGTGATCAATGGTATGGGTTAAATATAAAAGGTGTTGAAAAAATACAACATAACTTCATTAAACAAGTTGTAAAACAAAAAGTATCTACAATAACTTCTAATTTATTTGCAGTTAATTATAGTCCAGAGAACATAGAAAACACTGAATTTATGGAATTAGCTCAAAAAACATGTGATTTATTGAATAAAAGAGCTTCCAAAGTTTGGGATAAAGATTTTATGGATAAAAAAATTAAAAAATGGGCTAAACAATCTGCAATTAATGATGAGTCGGTAGGTTATGTAACATATGACTTTGAAAATGATATGCCTTTAAATGAAGTAATATCTAAAAATGATGTTATGTATGGTAATGAAAATGAAGAAGAAATACAATTACAACCTTATATTCTTATAAGACAAAGAAAAACGATAATTGAACTACAAGAAATGGCTAAAAAAGAAGAAATAGATGAAGAATTAATTAAAAATATAGTTCCTGATAATGATACATCTACAATAGCAGGAGATAGTGGAAAAGATGAAGTTCATGATAAATGTTGGTTGATTACAAAACTATATCGTAAAAATGGTACAATACATTTTACTCAATCTACTAAATATTGTGAAATAAAAAATGACAAAGATATGGGAATTAGTTTATATCCTATAGCACATGATAATTGGGAAGATCAAGAAGGAAATGCAAGAGGAGTTGGAGAGGTAAGACAATTAATACCTAACCAATTAGAAACAAATAAAACTGCTATGAGAAGAGCGCTAACTACAAAGAATATTAGTTATCCACAAAAAGTAGTAAATGAAGATAGTATTCAAAATATTAATGATGTTAATAAGGTTGGAGCAACAATTAGATTTAGAGATAAAGGCAACTTAAGAGCTTCAGATGTATTTATGACTACTACACCAGGACAAATGGGACCAGATAGCGAAAAACTTCAAAACGAATTAATTACATTATCAAGAGATTTAAATAATGCCGGTGATGCAACGACAGGTAATATTAATCCTGAAAGTGCAAGTGGTAGAGCAATATTAGCTGTTCAAAACGCACAAAATCAACCATTAAATGATCAAGTAGTTGGACTTAAATCATTTATTGAAGATTTAGCTCGTATATGGTTTGAAATGTGGAAAGTATATGCGACAAATGGATTAGTAATAGAAAGCGAAGTTCCTGATGCTAATGGTAATATGTCAGTTGAAATGGTAAAAGTGCCAAATTATGTTTTAGAAGCATTAAGCACAAGCGTTAAAGTTGATATAACTCCTAAGGGTGCTTTTGATAAATACGCACAAGAATTATCGTTAGAAAACATGTTTACAACTGGTAAGATATCTTTTGAAGAATATGTAGAAAGTTTAGATGCTGATAGTGTAATGCCTAAAGTTAAATTAGAAAATATACTTAAGAAGAGAAAAGAAGCTCAACAACAAATAGATGCTATGGAACAACAAGCAATGTTGATGAAAAACCAAGCACAAATGCAAATGCAAAATCAAAATGAAATAGAAGATATTGCAAATGTAGGAAATAATTTGATTAATCAAGCAGCAATGTAGCTGTTTTTTTAATTGTCCAAAACGTGAAGACAATAAACTCAATGGAAATAGTCGACAGACTTTAAATGGAGGAAAGAAATGGAAAATGAGGAAATGTTAGAACAAACTAACGAAACTGAAAATGTAGAAACTCTAACTACAGAAGAAAATGAGGAAGGTATAGAATTAACTGATACCACTGAAGAAGTAGAAGAAAACAAAGAAACAATCGAAACCGAAGAAAAAGAAGAAGTTAAAAAAACACTTAGAGATCTTTTGAAAGAGAATCCTGAATATCAAGAAGAGTATAATTCAATGTTAAAAACTAGACTTGATAGAGAAGATAGAAAATATCAAAAAGAATTATCTAAGTATCGTGATACTGATAATGTATTAAGAACAACACTTAATCTAAAGGATGGTGATGATACTAATACAAAATTAAGAGAGTATTACGAAGCTGAAGGTGTTAAGTTACCTGAAGCAATTAAACCTGGATTAAGTTCTAGGGAAATTGAAGTCCTTGCAAATGCTGATGCACAAGAGTTTATTGATGATGGCTATGATGCTATGAAACAAGAAGCTAATAGATTAGCAAATATAGGATATCAAAATATGAATGAAAGAGAACGAATTATTTTTAATAAGTTAGCCGAAACATTAACTGATGAAAATAATAAACGAGATCTTTTAAAGTTAGGAGCAAAAGAAGATTTAATTTCTAATCCTGAATTTATCAAGTTTAGAAAGCAATTTAATTCTAATGTTCCAATGGAGACTATCTATAGTCTTTACAAGGGTAGTCAACCTAAACCTAAGGTTGAAAATCCAGGCAGTATGAAAGGAACTAAAGAAGAATCTAAAAAGACTTTTTATACTGAAGAAGAAATTGATAAATTATCATTGGATGATTTAGATAAACCTGGAGTATGGGAGGCTGTAAGAAATTCAATGACCTCCTAAGCATTATAAAAAAAGAAGGGAATGATTAAATATGAATAATGCAAAACAAACTATTTGGCATAAAGCCTATGAAAGAGCATTAGAAACTATAACTTCATTAAGAAATCACTGCGATTTCAAATATGAAAAAGATAGTAAAAATGCTACAAAAGTAAGAGTTCTAAATGCTGTAAGACCTGCAGTTAGAAACTATGTACCTGGAACTGCTATAACAAGAGATCCAATTTCTAGTACATCACAAGATATTGATATCGATCAATTCAGATATTTCAATATTGGATTTGATGATATTTTAAAAGCTCAAACAGTACCTGGAGCTTTAGAAGCATCTGCTAAAGAAGGCGGAGTTGCTCTATCAGAAGAAGGAGACAAATATGTTGCTTCACTAGTAAAAGCTGGTGTTGAAGCTGATACTCCAACTATCGCATCTGTAAATGCTGGCACTCCAACAAAAACAAATGCATTAGATAAAGTAGAAGACGGATTTGAAGTTCTTTATGGAAACAACTGCAAAGTTTCTGAAACATATTGGTTAGAAGTTTGTCCTAAATTCCACAAAGTACTAAGACCATCTTTAACTGAGTTATTAACTAACAATGTTGAAATGGCTAAAAAAGGTATTGTTGGAAAATATGGTAATGCTAACATTACTATAGAAAACTTATTGCCAACTGGTAAATCAAGCTCATCAGCTTCTGCAGATGACACTTGCTACAATATCTTAAGAACTGAACATGCTATTGCATTTATTGAACAAATAAATAAAGTAGAAGCATATAGACCTCAAGATTCATTCGAAGATGCATTAAAAGGACTTTATGCATTCGGTGCTAAGGTTGTAAGACCAGATGAAATCGTAGTTATTAAAACTGCAATGTAATTTCAAGGGCTTTTTAGCCCTTTTATCATGTTAAGAGTATATTTAGGTGCAACTCCTAAAAACATGACCGAGAAAGGAAGAAAAATATGGAAAAAGTAGAATATTTTACAATTAGACCTAGTTTAAAACAATTATATGGAAGAACCATAACAAAGGAAACAAAATTTGATGAAAAAACAGAGGATGGATGTGTAGAACAACATTTAGAAAATCTCACATTAACTACTAAAGTAAAAAGAGGTGTTGAAGCTAGTGAAAAAAATCCGTTTAGTATTAAAGAAGAATCAACTATGACAATTACAATGCCTGAGAATACTATTTTAATATGGGATGAGCAAGAGGGATTTATGATTCCACAATATCAAATGACAACACTAGAAGGGCTAAAGAAAGAAATACAAGAATTTGAAGAAATATATAATCAAGAGGAGGTAAAAGATGACATTAAAGGAAATGAAAATAAAAACGTTTAGTTTAATAGAAGAATATTATCCAGAAGAAGCTGGACTAGCAGAAGATGAAGATGTTCTTAATAAAATAAATGGAGTAGTAAATCAAATACAAGATGATTTAATGAAATATCGTAAAATAAATGCTACATACACTAAAGAAATAGATAATGAAACATCTAAAACTATAATTATTAATACTGAAATAACTGATTGTTATCAATTAAATAAAATAATATTAGAACCAGCAGTAGATTATAGTATGCCTGATGATAATACAATAGTTTTACCTGAAGATTATGAAGGAACTTTAAAAATATATTATTTTAAATATCCTACAAAAGTAGAATTAAATCCTGCAGAACCTGAAGAAGGGGAATTACCTTATGATGAAACATTTACTTTTGATTTAGATGATGTTTTACTTGAAATAATGCCGTATGGTATTGCAGCAGACCTTTTAAAGATGGATATGATAAGTAATTATGGTCAATATTTCTATAATAGATATTTAGAAATGAAAAACAATATTGATTCAAGAAGGACAGGTGGAATGATATTCATCGATGGAGGGGTTGATTTATAATGTCTAGTTTAACAGATTTAATTACAAGAAAATATGATAATTTTAGGGGAGTAGATTTTTCAAATAATAATGTCTCATTATATAGAAGTCCAAATGGACTTAATATGTGGAAAAATTATGAGGACAATGATAGCATTCAAACAAGGCCTGGTATGGAGTTGTTAAATAATTTTGGCAACAAAATATTAGGTCTATTTTTTTATGTAAAAGATGAAACTACATATGTATTAGTCCATAGTGGAACAAAACTATATAGTTGGGATAATTATCCTAATACACCAGCAGCAACAACTGAATTGTTCTCTGGAATGAATATAGTAGAAAGTAAAGCATTTGTTTATAATAAAACATTATTTATATTAGATGGAATCAATTACTTAGAATATGATGGAACTACAATAAGCATGGTAGAAGGAACAATTCCTATTACTTCGTATTATAAGAATCCAGATGGTTCTACAAATATAGATGCTACTACTGATACTGATTTGGTATATCAAGATGTTAATTGTTTAACTTCAAAGAGAAAAAACGCATTTATAGGAGATGGATCATCAACTGAATATAGATTAGATACAAAAGGTTTAGATTCAGCTGCTATTGGAGGACTAATAACTGCTACAGTAAATGGCGTGTCAAAAGTAGAAAATATTGATTTCAATGTTAATAGAGCAAATGGATATATAACTTTTAATGATGCACCAGAAAGAGATGCAGAGGTAGTAATAGAATTTAGTAAAACTGCACCAGGTTATAGAGATAGAATATTAAATTGTACCTTAATAGCAATATTAGATAATAGAATATTCTTTAGTGGAAATCCAGATTATCCAAATGCAGTATTTCATAGTGAATTAAATGATCCTAGATATATAAGAGATACTGCATATTATCAATGTGGCATGGATGAGGCTATGATAAAAGCAATAATACCTGGTAATAATGTTTTGTGGGTAATAAAAGAAATGAATCAAAATTCAAGTAGTGTATATTATTTAACACCTACATATGATTCTACTTACGGAAAGATATATCCAAGTGTAAATGGTTCTATTTCTTTAGGATGTGTATCTACAGGAATAAATTTTAATGATGATATAGTATTCTTCTCAAATAATGGATTAGAAGGAATAGCAAATAGTTCATTATATAGCGAACAAATACTTCAACATAGAAGTTCTTTTGTAGATGTAAAAATGATTAATGAAATTAATTATAAAAAAGTAAAATTAGCTGAATATAAAGGATATTTATTATGCTTAATAGATTCACATATATATTTGGCTGATAAAAGAGCAATGGCTAGAACAAATACTAATGATACAGAATATGAATGGTTTTATTGGGAATTACCTAATAATATAACATTTATAAAAGAATATCGTGGAGAATTATTCTTAGGAAATGAAGATGGAGATATTTATAAATTATCTGGTACTAATGATAATGGAGAAGATATTCAAAGTGTATGGACCACTGCTAAAGATGATTTCGGTTATCCAGGATATACAAAAACAACAAATAAAAGAGGAAATGTTGCTAACTTAAAGGTTATGAACAACGATACTATAAAAGTAGATACCATAGTCGATGGTGTATTAAAAGAAAAGAAAGTTTTTAGTGATGTTAAAGGATATATAGCATATAGAATAAAAGATAAAAAGTTTAAGAGTATTCAAATAAAGTTTAGTTCCGATAAACCATTCGGAATTTTTAATTGTACATTACAAGGCTTTATAGCAGGATACATAAAAAGATAAGGAGTGATAAGAAATGGATGAAAGGTTAATTAATATTGAAAATCAAAAACAACAAGCATTAAATGATAGTGATAATTTATATAACGGATTATTAAATGATAATCAAAATCTATATAACCAACAAAAAAATTATGCTAATCAATATGAAAAAACACAAAATAATATTCTAGATAAGCAATTAGCATACAATACAGGACTAATAGAACAACAAAAAGATATTGCTAAGGAAAATGCTCGTGTAGAGCAAAACAAGGCTAAAAACGACTATTTTTCATATATAAACCCATATGGTTTACAAGCAGAAAGTTTAGCGAGTCAAGGATTATTAAATTCAGGAGTTAGTGAAACTGCTAAATTAGGTGGATATAATACATATCAAAATAGACTTGCAAGTGCAAATAAGACTATGCAAGATGCTATTAGACAATACGATAATGATATTAATCAAGCAAGATTAACAAATGATACTGCTAAAGCACAAAAAGCATTAAAAAAATTGGAATTACAATTAAATTTTGCAGAAAACTTCTATAACAAAAAGGGAGAAATATCACAAAATCAATTTAATAGCAGACAAAATGTTGATAATAACTACTACAATAGATATCAAACTGAATATAAAAATATTCAAGATGAAAAAGCTAGAGCAGAGGCTATAAGACAATGGGAAGCCGAAATGGCAGAACAACAAAGACAATATAATGACAGGATGGCATATCAAAGAGAAAGAGATAGAGTTGCAGATGAACAATGGCAAAAAGAATATGCTTTATCACAACAAGCAAGAGCCGCATCAAGCAAATCTTCATCAGGAAATTATAACAGTAATGGACATAGTGATGGACAGTTAAGTAATAATAATGGATACCAAGTAGTAAGTACAGATGAAAATGGCTGGGGAAAAACTAATTTAACACAAAGATTATCAAATGGTGGAACTGCTGAAGTATTTGAAAGTCCAGAAGGAGAATTATTGTATTGGAATCCAAATACAAATGGTTGGTCTAGATATGGGAGTGTAGATGTAGCTGTAAATAGTGGATCAGGAAGATTAAAATCTACATATACTCCTAATCTTTCTTCAATAGAAGCAAGTAAATGGATGTCACAAAATGCTAAACCAAATATGACTGAAAGTGATTTAGCTAGATTAATATCAGAAGGAGAAGATAGAGGTATATTTAAACCTGGAGATAGGGAAAGAATATATAAATCATATGGATTATAGAATAGGAGGTATTTTTTATGGCAAAATATGATGAAATATTAGAAGAAATAAAGAAAAGAAAACAATATGCAAACACAGAATTAAATACTGCACAAGATGTCATAAATTATGCTCAAAATAATGGTAAATCTTATCAAAGATTAAGTGAAGATTATTTAGAATCAATAAAAAAGACTAAAGAAAATAAAAATTGGATGGAATCAACAGCAAAAAAAGGTAATATAGCTTTAAGTAATAATTATCAAGCACCTACTGTTAGTTCCATTATGTCAAAAAATGTTAGTCAAAAGGCTTGGGAAAAACTTAATAAACCTACTACTGATGTAGGAGTTAGAATTCAACAAGAAAGAGATGAATTAGAAAGACAACAAGATTATTACAATAAAAATATAGCAAATAGCGAACAATACAAAGACTACATGAATAGAACAAATAAAATTAATCCTGTTTTAGAATATTCGAAGAATGTAGCACAAGTAAGAGAACAAGGTATTAATGGATCTGATAAGGCCTTTGCTCCTTTATTATCTGGTATGGATAATATTAGAGATTTAGGTGGTTCTTTTGTTCAATCAGATGGTTCTAGAGTATCATTGCCTTCTTTAAACGATTTAAAGGCTCAACAAGCAATGAAAGAAAACGATAATTGGTTATATCAAGGATATGCAAATATATCTCAAAGTATTGGTAATATGTTACCTGGTATAGCATTAAGTGCAATACCTGTAGCTGGTAAAGCATTAGGTGCAACTTATTTTGGAGCATCCACATTTGGAAATGCTAGAAATCAAGCATTATTACAAGGCTATGATTCAGAAAGTGCTAATACTTATGGCTTAGTTAATGCAACATTAGAACTAGGTGTAGGTAAAATATTGGGTGGTGCAACTGCACTGCTTGGTAAATCTCCTGCAAGTAAATTATTAAGTGAGAAATTGACTTCAAAAATTATTGCTAATCCTGCATTAAGTGGAGCAATATCAGATATGGTTTCTGAATTTGGAGAAGAATATATTCAAGAATGGTTAGATCCAAAAGTTCAAGCATATATTTTAGATAAAAAAGGCTTAGCCGAATCTTGGGAAAGTTCTAGTTTCTTTGATAAGCAAAACTTTTATGCAGGTATGTTAGGAGCACTATCAGCTGGAATAACTAATGCTCCAGGAGTTGTAGTTCAAAATAATAATATAAATAATGAATTTGAGAAAATCGTGGATACATTACAACAAGATGGAAATCAAAAATTAACTAAGGATCAAGTAAAACAATTAAAGCAAACATTCTATAACGAATATAATAATGCTATTAAAAATAATAATAATGTTAATTATGATAATATAACTGAAACATATAATAATATTAGGACTGATAATAAAAGCATTAATTTGCCTGGAATTAAACAAAATTCAATACAAGATTCAAATAATGGATTATACGAATATAAACCATCTAAAAACACAAAAATTGATAATCTTAGAAAAAATGTTGCTGACTTAAAATGGAATAACTCAGAACAAACTAATAACTATATAAATATGTTAGAACAAATAATAAATGATAAGAATGTGTCAATTAAATTCGATTCTACATTGCCTAATAACATTAATGGTAAATATGAAAATGGTCTAATAACTATTAATCCAAATTCTGATCGTGCAGGTGAATTTATAGCAATACATGAACTTACTCATGCTATTGGAACCGATTCTATGAAAAATATTGTTAATAAATATATGGAGTCAAATTTAGAGTTTAAAAATGCAGTTAATGATTTATTAAGTAAAAATTATAATAGTTCTGAATTAACTGAGGAAGCTATGGCGGATGTAGCAGGTCAATTATTTGGTAATCAAGAGTTTATTAATAATTTATCTAAAACAAATCCTAACTTATTTAAAAGAATCTATAATGAAATAAAATATTTATGGCATCAATTTAGAGGATATAAAAATCAAAATCAATTTATAGAAGATTTACAATATAAATGGGAACAAGCTTATAGAAGTAATAATTTGAATAATACAAATAATTTGTCAAAACAAACAGATAGTATTGGTAAATTTGTTAATATAGATGTGGATCAAAGCCAATTTGATAATCTGACATTAGAACAACAAAGAAAACTTGCCAAAGATATTTTAAATAAAAAATATAATGGAATGATAAACGAAGATGTATTATTATCAAAAAGAGGAATTAAAGAATATACAAATCCACAAGAAAAAATAAGTAATTCTAAAAAAAGAACAAAATATAGATTATCAACTGAATTAGATAATTTATATGAAGTTTCAAAAAAAATAAATAAAAAATTAATACCAAATGATGATTCCCACAAATATCATGATTTTGCTAAGGATGGTTGGAATTATTATTATGCAAGATTTAAATTTGGCAATAAGGAATTTATAGGAAAAATAAATGAAGGAATATCTAATGGTAACCCTTCATTTTATAATGTCACAGATATTTATACTCCATTAGAGTATAAAAAAATGACTGAAAACGGAACATTGAATAAAAATGAATCCGCATTAATTCAGTCATTTCTTGAAGATAATATACCACAAAAAGATACAAATGTCAATGATATATCATCTACTAAATATTCTATTCAAGAAAATGAAAATAATACCCAAGATAATCAAGGAAGAAAACTAAGTAAAGAGCAGCAAAAATATTTTAAAAATAGTGTTGTAAGAGATGAAAAAGGTAATTTAAAGGAAGTTTATCATGGAACACCTTACGAATTTAATAGATTTAATTATGATAAACTAGGAGAAAATACATCTAGTTTAGGCCCTGGATTTTATTTTACAGATAAAATAGAAACTGCTAATGAATATCAAAGAAAGGGTGGGAATGTTAAATCTGTATATCTTGATATTCAAAAACCATTAGTGTATGGCAAAACAACAATTAGTAAAAATGAATATAAAAAATTTATTGAAGCTATTAATAAAGAAACCAATGGAACATATTTTGAAGATTATGGTAATTTAGACAACGCTTTGATGGAATATGATTATGGTGGAGATGATATTGACTTAGTCATGGCAGTCCAAAGTGCATCTGGTCTATCATATGAAAAGACATATGATATTTTAAGAAAAACAACAGGTTATGATGGAATTATATCAGATGAAGGATTTTTAAACGAAGGAGAGACATTATATGTAGCACTAAATTCTAACCAAATAAAAAATGTAGATAATACTAATCCATCAATAAATGATGATATAAGATATTCGAAAGATAATTCAACATGGCAAGAATACTTAGAAGATAATTTTAAATCATCAGGAACAAGAACAAAATTAGGTGATATAACTCGTAGAGTGTTAAATCCTAACGAAATATCTAAATTAAAACCTGAAGATGCTAATACAACTCCTAAATTACCTAATAAGACAAGAAATAAAACAAATGATGGTGACAGTAGTTTCTTTAATAATATTAATGAAAAAACTAACATGTTAAACGATAAACAAAAAGAAGCTATATTAAGTAATGATGAAGTTAAATATTATGATAAAATAACTAACAAAGAATCGTTAAATGAAGCATTTGATAAACTTAATAAAAATGGTAGTTTTGAAACTGAAAGATGGTTCAATAAAAAATCAGAGGAAGCAACTGCTACAGATGTAGCTGAAGGATGGATATTATTAAAACAATATGCCGATAATAATAACACTGATGGTATGGTGGAAGTTGCTAAAAAATTAAGAGATATGGGAACTAAAGCAGGGCAAACTGTTCAAGCATTTAATATCTTATCTCGTATGACACCAGAGGGTATGGTAAAATATGCTCAAAGTGAGTTAATGGAAGCATATGATAATATGGTTAAAAACAAAACTCAAGAATGGATCAATCAACATAGAAAAGAATTTGATTTAGATCCAGATGAAGTTAAATTCATTATGGATACAATGAAGGAAGTATCTAAAATGGAAGATGGATATGATAAAAGAGTTAAATTAGCAGAAATTCAAAAGTTAATAACTGATAAAATACCACCTGATAAAGGTAAAGCAATTAAATCGTGGATGAGAATATCAATGTTATTTAATCCTAAAACTCAAGTTAGAAATGTTTTGGGTAACGCTATTATTGCTCCAGTAAATTATTTTGGAGATATAGCAGGAAGTATAGCAGATAAGATAATTGCTAAAAAAACTGGTGTAAGAACAACTGGAAAGATAAATATAAAAGCAATTTTAAAAGGATTCAAGGAAGGATCATATCAAGCTACTAACGACTATAAAAAAGGTATAAATACTAAAGATATGGAAGGTAATAGATTTGAAATAGGTGAGGGAAAATCATTTAACGAAAAAACTATTATTGGAAAGAGTCTTAATAGAGTTGATAAATTATTAAATTATGTAATGGATATGGGCGATAGAGTATTTAGTCAATCTTCTTTTGAGAATTCATTACAAAATCAAATGATTTTAAATAATACTAAAGAAATAACCCAAGAAATGATTGATATTGCTAGAACTGAATCATTACAAAGAACATGGAATGATAATAACAACTATACTAAGTTTGTTCTTAATATAAGAAAAGGAATGAATAAAATAAGAATTCCAGGAACAAATGGTTATGGACTAGGAGATGTTCTAATTCCATTTGCTAAAACACCAGCAAACTTAACTAAAGCAATTGTTGATTATTCCCCAGTAGGTGTAGTAAATGCCTTAGTTAATTATAAAAATATGAGTAAAGCTATTAGTAAAGGCGAATTTACTCCACAAATGCAACATAAATTTGCTCAAGATTTAGGAAAAGCAACTGCAGGAACTATGCTATATATACTTGGATATGCTCTTGCTAAAGCGGGTGTTATAAGTGGAGAAAGTGATGATGATAAAGATACTAGAGATTTCTTAAAAAATACTTTAGGCGTTAGTTCTTATTCCGTTAAAATAGGAGATAAATCATTCACTTATGATTGGGCTCAACCTTTAGCAGCTCCTTTATCTATTATGGCTAATATTGAAAAATCAAAAAATAATAAAAATCAAGCATTGTTAGAAGGAATTACTTCTTCATTAGATAGTGCTGGAAGTATTTTATTAGAACAATCATTTTTAAAGAGCATAAATGAAGTATTATCAGATAATGATGGTATTGTAAGTGGTATGGAAAATGCTGTATTAGATTTACCGGCAAGAGCAATACCAACATTAATGAAGCAAATAACTGATTTGACTGATAGTACACAAAGACAAACATTTGAATATGACAAACCATTAGAAACTGCTGTTAATAAGTTAAAAGCAAAATTACCTGGATTAAGTAAAACTTTAGCACCTAGTGTTGATACATTAGGTAGGGACATACAAAAATATGGTGGCAAAAACAATATATTTAATGTATTCTTAAATCCTGCTAATGTTAATACAGAAAATATTAGTGATAGTGCTAAAGAAATTAATAGATTATATCAAGAAACAGGTAAAAAAGATATTATGCCTAGAGTAGCACCATATTATATAAACAAAAATGGTGAAAAAACAATTCTTTCTTCACAAGAAAAAGCTCAATATCAAAAAGAATCTGGCCAAATCATTGAAAAATCTATAGAGGAATTATTAAATAATTCAAAATACAAAAAACTATCTGATAATGAAAAAGTGGATATAATTAATGATATTGTTAATTATTCTTATAATAAAGCTAGAAAAGATGTTGTTGGAATAGACATGTCTAATGAATATAACAAAATAAGTGAATATGTTAATGATGGTGGAAAAGTATCTGATTATTATCTAAATAAAAGTGAAATAGATTATTCTATTCAAAACCCAGATAAATATAAAACTATAAATCAAATCACTTCTTATGATAAATATTTAGAATATCAAAACAAAATCAAGGATGTAAGAAACAATACAAAAGATGATAAAAACGAGACCATTAAGTATATAAATTCACTTAATTTAAATATTCCTCAAAAAGCAATGTTTATTAAGCAATATTATAAGAGTTTTAATTCATATGATAGTGAAATAATTGATTATATTAATTCACAAAAATTAAGTAAATCTGATAAAGAATCAATATTAACTCAATTAGGATTTACAATAAAAGATGGGAGGGTGTATAGTAAATGAGAAATGATTTACCAAAGGCAATAACAGCTGAAGATGTCATTAGAAGATTCGATTTGAATAGTCTAGTAAAAAACAGAAAAGCAATACAAATAAATAAAGAAACCTTAGATAAAACTGAAAATATTTTATATAAGTTTATAGATAGCACTCTCAAAGGAATAACTAATACAGAAGACCAAGTTGATGGTAAAGTCACAACTTGGTTTTTTGATGGTGTTCCAACTCTATTAAATAATCCTGCTAGTAATTGGAGAGATGAAAAAACTAAAAATGCTCATATTGGAGATTTGTATTATGATAAAGATAATGGTAATACATATGAATTTAGTTTAAATGAAGATACATACTCGTGGGAAATTGTTCAAGATGAAAACATAAATCAAGCAATGGCACTAGCTAATTCAAATCCTGATACTGCTGATGGAAATAGAAATATATTTGTTATAGATCCAATAACACCGTATGAAGTAGGAGATATATGGATAAAAAGTAATGGTGATATATATAGATGCAATGTTGCAAGAGAAAGTGGAGCTTTAAATGAAGCGGAATGGGTAATTTCTTCTGAATATTCAAATGACAATTATGCATATGATGCTAGAGCAATTATAGATCAATTTACTGAATATATTACAGCAAGTTATGTATGCAAAGTATTAGTTAAAACTACTAAAGATAGTATCGAATTAAGTGTATCAAGTGCTACAACAAAGATAACTAATGATTATACAACTGCTATTTCTCAATCTGAGGGTAGAGCTGAAATAAGAGAAGGGCAAGTTTTATTACAAGCAAATAAATATACATCTGGTGAAATAGCGAGAGTTGAAGGTGAAATTGGTGATATAGCGGATATTACACAGGTAGAAGAAAAAGAAAATGCAAAAGTAAGTTTTACTAATGTTCCACAATCTGAACCAATTAATATCAACATACATCCTATAAATGAAAATATAAGTTATTTATATCCTAATAGTCAATTATTTCCTAGTTCAAATTTATATTTAAAAGTTAGAACATTAAGATTTACAAATTTATCTGATTATGAATTGACAGAGGATACTTATTATAATAATTATAGAAAGTATTATTCTTACGATGGTAATGATTATACTTTATTAGTTGCTGGAACCGATTACACTATTGGAAGTGCAATTAATGGAGCTATATATCAAAATACATATGTTGATTATATTCTTCCAGATGATTTATTATATTATGATTCAGAAAATTATGATTTGTTTGAATTAGATTATGGTAATCAAATATGTAGGGTGACTAAAAAATGTAAATATAATGCAGATGGAACTGTATCAAAACTAAATGATCCTATAATAACAGATTATGAATATCCAACTATTCCACTTGAATTAGGAGATTATGATATTCAAATATTAGGATATACCTCTGGATATATATATGCTAGATTAATGTCCAATAATGTTTATGTAGGACAATTTGTTACTAAGACTAAATTAGATGCAAGTATTAATGTTTTACCACACCAAATAGATTTAACAACAGCAGAACTTATTAGTGGAACAAGTTGTGGAATAACAATTAAGTTAAGAGATGCTAATGGAAATGTTTTAGATAGCAAAGAGGCTAACATAACATTAAGTGGTAAGGTTGCATTTGATGATTTGTCACAAAGTGGTAGAACAACAATTAATGGTTCTAACATAACAACAGGAACATTAAATGGTAATTTAGTTAATGTAACCAATATAAATGCTACCAACATAACATCTGGAGTATTAAAATCACATAATTATGTAGCAGGAACAAGTGGAACATCTATTAATCTTTCTACTGGTGTAATTGATACTAAGAACTTTAAAGTTAGTTCTACCGGTGCTATTACTGCAACCGGAGCTAATATATCTGGAACAATTACAGCAACCGCTGGAGAAATTGGAGGATGTAGTATTTCTGGTGGAGTATTACAAATTGCTAATGCTAATATTGTAAATGCAACCATAACAGGAACAAAAATAGCTAATGGAACTATTACAAATGCTAAGATAGCTGATGCAACAATTACAAGTGCAAAGATATCAAGTGTTTCAGCTGATAAAATCACAACAGGAACAATGAGTGCAAATAGAATAAGTGGTGGAACGATAGATGCCAATAATGTCACTATTAATAATTTGAACGCAAGTAAAATTACTACAGGAACAATATCTACTTCTAGATTATCTACAGATGTAATAACAACTAGTAATTTTTCAGCACAAAATATTAATGCAAACAATATAAAAAGTGGAACATTAAGTGGTAGAACAATAAGTGGTTGTACTATAAATGGTTCTACATTTAATACAGCACACTGTTATATTACTGGAACAACTGCACAATTTACTACTTCAAAAGGATGGTTCAATATGGGAGTGGCAACAAATGTGGCACCTTATTCAAACGGATTAAATAGTGCTGGAGCAATAACTTTCTATCAAGGTGGAAATAATTCAACTCTAGGTAAATATTGTGGAGCTGTAAGTTTAGTTAATCACGGCGGAGGTATAAACGATTTATATTTTACTGCTGCTACTGATAGTGCAGTAATACAAGGATATAATATTTATTTGGATGCAAGAGAAGGTAATGTTTATGCATCAAGAAATAATGGATCAAATTATAAAATATCAACTGAGGGCGGAAGCATATCTTCATTAAAACTAAAAGAAAATTTAGAAATATTTGATGATAGTGAATATTCTAAGGCATATGAATTACTACAAAACATAGACATATATAGATTTAATTATAAATATGAGGGTATAAGTAGTAATAAAAATGAATATGGCTTTATTATTGATTACATTGAAAAAAATAAAGATTATGACAAATTTTTATATTTTGAAGATGAAAGAGCTATTATTAAAAATAATCAAATTGATTATGCAATTAGAAAAGATGAAGAAAATAATATTATAGATTTTAAAAAATATAATGAAAATAATATTATAAGATATCTATTTACTTTAGCAAAATCAATGCAATTAAAAATTGATGAACTTGAAAGGAGGTTAGTTCATGAATAAACCATTTAGTGTTCTAGTTAATGAAACAGAACAAGGAATAGTTGAAATAATAAACAAGTCTGGATTACCAGCTTATTGTATTAAAACTATTTTAAACAACATGTTAATACAAGTAAGTAATATTGAACAACAAGAAATAAAAGCTTATCAAGAAGAACAAAGAAAGGAAAGTGAAAAAAATGATAAGAAAAGTAAAAAATAAACTTGACAAGATAGTCAATAAAATTGTAAGCTCATACATACATACATACATACATACATACATACATACATACATACATACATACATACATACATACATACATACGGGGCTTGCGCACAAAATATTCTATCGAAAGGGGGTGCAGTTATTTAGTAATTGCACCTCAAAGGAAGGGGGCAAGGCTAATTTAAATTATACTTGCTCTTTTCTATTGAATAGAGGTGTTTCTCTATGAGTTTAGTCACATTTAAAGACTTACCAGATACATCAACACCAATAAATGCTAATAATTTAAATAACAATTTTGAATATTTAAAAAGTTTAAATGATTATTCTGCAAATGAAGTAAAAATAGGCACATGGATAAATGATAAACCTTTGTATAAGAAAGTAATTGATTTTGGAAATTTACCAAATAACACATCAAAGACTGTAAATCATTTAATTAGTAATTTGGACCAAGTAACAAAAATTGAAATAATTAGCAAAAATTTAAGTTCCAATGCTATTATTCCAATACCATATTTTGATGGAACAAATAGAGCATCAATTTATATCTCTACAAGTGGTATTATAATAACTACTAACACAAATGTTTGGTCTAACAATCAAACTTACGTAACATTAGAATACACCAAAACAACAGACTAACTCATAGAACACTAAATAACACTTTATATGGCATTAAAAGATTGGAAAAATTTACCTGATACTTCAACACCAATAACAGCGGATAATTTAAAAAATGATGGTGAATATTTAAAAGAATACATTGATAACTCAAATACTTATTCAACTGATGAAGTTAGAATTGGAACTTGGATAGATGGTAAACCTTTATATAGGAAAGTAATACAATCTACTTTACCAGAAACAACAGCAGATGGAATAGATGCTACCTCAGATGTATCTCATAATGTAAGTAATATAAGGAGAGGAACAGGCACTTTTATAGCAAATGCTTTCTTTATTAGTGCTGGTTACAATTCAATTCCTGTTCCACATGTTACTAGTAATATAAATATTCGTGTTGGGTTACAAGGAACTACTAATATTAGAATACATAATAATAATACAAATTGTAATGGATTGACAGTTTTTATAATTTTACATTATACAAAAACAACTGATTAAATAGAAAAAGAGCAAATATAATAGCCGAACATTATGGCAAATAATCAATATAAAAGTTTACCAGATACTTCTACCCCTTTATTACCAGATGATAATGCAACTGGAGGATTAAATAGAATCTATAAAGCAATGATAGCTTTAGGTTTAGACCAAGATACATACGATACAACTAAGAGTTATGCAGTAGGAGATATAGTAATACATGATTTTAGAATATGGAAATGTATAACTGCATGTTCTGGAACATGGAACGAAAGTAAGTGGGAAGTAGTCCCAATAATCGTAGAAAGTTGAGGTAAAAAATATGAAAAAATTAATAAAAACACTTGACAAGCATGTCAAGAAAATATTACAATCAATCAATCAATCAATCAATCAATCAATCAATCAATCAATCAATCAATCAGGAAAATTATGCGAAAGGAGGTATCAATTACTAGATACTTCCTTTTATGTGGAAAGTGGGGTGAGAGATATTTAATATCTTCTCACTTCGGTGATGTTTATGCTTAATGAATTACTTGGTGGAACTATTGTAGAAAGCGGTTCAAATGCAAATGGTTCTTATATTAAGTTTAGCAATGGAACAATGATATGTTACAACAAGTTAAACTTAACAAATATAACATTTGCTGAATCAGGAAATTTATATGCTTGTGATTATACAACAGCAATACCATTTCCTATTCAATTTATTGATACTCCAATTGTTACAATAAATACTCAATCAAGCGCTGACTATTACTTTTGTTGGGTGTATGCAACTCGTTGTAATAAAACATCTATAAATCAAATAACCCTTATGAGAACAGTTCAAAGGTCGAATGTGTCAGTACCAATTGGATATATAGCAATAGGAAGATGGAAAGCATAAACAGATATTAAATATCAGCTATTATGATTAATAGTGAATTAACAATCAAAGACATAAAAAACGAAATTATAAATGTTGATGGAGATAATTATTACGCGATAGTAATTGCAAATAAAATAATTGTGATAAATTATCAAGGAAAAAATACTTCACATTTTAATATTGATATATTATTTACGCTTCCATCAAGATATTGTCCAAGTAGAACAAAAATTTTCCCATTTACATCGCAAAATGATGCTTTTGAAGGACAAATATATGTTAATACTAACGGTAATTGTGTAATAAGTAGGATAACCGCTAATACTTATGGAAGAATAATTCTTAATATTGTTTTTTTTATTGATTAACCCCACTAATCTAGTAATAGATTAATATGATAAATAAAGATTTAGTATCAGATGGCTATTTAGGATGTAAACCTATTGGAAGAGCATCTGCAAATGATAATTTAAATGATCTTGAAGTAGGAACAACAATATTTTGGAATGCCGGAAGTGGACAAACACCAATTAATGCACCAGCAGGTGGAGGAAGATGTTATTGCTTTTACGGTTACGGAATAGCTCATATTATTCAAATAGTATTTATTTATAATTCTCCAAATATTTATTTTAGGTATAAATGGGGAGATAATTGGAGTTCATGGAGAGCAATTTAGAAAGGAGAATAAAATGGATTCAACAATAATAGTAGCGTTTATATCTTTAATAGGAACCTTAGGCGGTTCCTTTTTGGGTGTAATGCAAGCAAATAAATTAAGTAATTATAAGATAAGTCAATTAGAAGAAAAAGTAAATAAACATAATAATCTAATTGATAGAATGTATAAAGTAGAATCTAGAGTAACATTACTCGAAGATGAAATAAAAGAAAGAAGGTAATTTTATGAAAAAAATAAAAGAAATATTAACTAAAGATAAAGTTGAAAGAGCATTAAAGACCTTTTTAGAAGGTTTTTGCTCTTATATAGCTTACAATGTTATGACAAGTGATTTATCTGATAGGACTGCAGTAAATGCATTAATAGTAGGTGCTATAGGTAGTGCAATATCAGTAGTAATCAATTCGTTTAAAAAGGATGGCGAATAGATATGAGATATCCAGTAAATCATATTTCTATCAGTCAAGGACATCATTATGGTAAATGTCTAGACTTTGGATGGTGGAAACAAGAATATCGCGGACAAAACGTAATGGCTTGTGATAATGGTGTAGTATATCGTGTAGAGTGGCAAGAATTAGGTGGAAATGTAGTATATATTAAACATGATAATGGAATCATAAGTGGTTATAATCATTTAGATAAAGTTTGCGTAAAAAAAGGTCAAAGAGTAACTATAGGTCAAATAATTGGAACTATGGGAGAAACAGGTAAAGGAATAACAGGAATGCATACTCATTTTGCTTTATATTCTAAAGGTAAGAATATATGGGGACATAGTGATTTAGATCCATTTGCTTTATGTGAAGTTTATCCAGATCAAGAAGTAAGAACTACAGGAACAACTGCACAATACTTAAATAGATTTAAATATCATGATAAACCAACAAAATGGACTACAGGAGTTTATCAATTACTTAAGAGTAAAGCAGTAAGGAAAGAACCTAAAATAACAAATAACATAAAGAAAGTAAAAGAATGTATGTCATGGGCTCCAGTTGCTCGCGCTAAATTAACTACTACCAAATTAAATAAAGATGCATATTTAAAAGCTGGATGTGAAATAGATATAGTTCAAATAATAAATGAAAATGGTCGTATATGGGGCAAATGGGGTAAAACAGGTAATGATTATGTAGTTCTATGTAACATTGATGGAACTCCACAAGCTACAAAAGTAAAATAGGATAGGGAAACCTATCCTTCTTTTTTTGTCGAAAAATGATATGTTTTGTCGAAAGTATAGAAATTAAATTAAAAACATGAGATAATATATATGAAAAGGGGATTTTGGAATGAAAAAAGATATAATCATTAAAGAGATTATATACTATTCAAAGGTATATAGTCCTAATTGTAAAAAGGTTAAAGAATTAAAAAAGAAACTATCTAATCTAAATAGTTCCTATAAAATATAGATATAAACTCATCTCTAGTATGAGTTTTTTCATACTCTTTTTGAAATAATTTTTTATAGTATAAATCCATATCTATATCATTATGTTTTCTAGTATGA